AGAGAACCGTGCGGGAGAGTTTCGCTTGCCATGTTCCGCCCTCAATAGCGCGCGGTCTGGTCGCCGCGCTTTGCCGTTGCTGCCTGTCCGTTGAGCCCGAAGCCCCGGGGCTGTTGCCGCCCCTGACCCGACCAGGTCCGCCTGCCTTCGGCATACCATATATTGTTGGCACGCGGCTGGAAAGGGCAGAGGCGTGTTCCGGCCTTCACGATCAGCGGAAATCGCCCGCAAGTGGGCAGTTTCAGACGGGCACTTTCAGAATCGTCCGCGCCCGCGTATGCCCCCGGGGGTCGGAGGAGTGGCGGAGTGGTCTAACGCACCGGTCTTGAAAACCGACGCAGGGGTAACCCTGCCGTGGGTTCGAATCCCACCTCCTCCGCCACCTTCCAAGAATTCCCTTATTTATCAGTATCCTAACGGGCATTTTGTCAAACCGCAGAGGCGGGTTTGACAGTCGTTTGTTCCTCTTTCGATCCTCCGATTGCAGCCATGGCCGAATGTGCCATGCGGACTCGCGATGCTTTCGCCGTGTACCGGGTCACCTCTTTCAGGCTGGTATGCCCGCTGATCGCCATGATTTCGTGGGGCGTGCAGCCCGCTTCTGCCAGGCGACGGCAGATCGCCTTGCGTAGCCCGTGGGGTGACAGCCCATCGGGCAGCCCCTTAACTTCCCGCACCATGTCACGAAACCAGTTCGTAAAGCCCGGCGGGGTGAAGGGCTTTCCCTGAGCCGTGGTCAGATAAGTAAGGTTGTCGCGCGGGACAGCATCGATCGCCGCTGCCAGGACCGGATGCACCGGGATCGCGACTTCCTGCCCCGTCTTCTGTTGAACTATTGTCAGAACCCCTTCGCGGACGTGCTGGCGTCCCATCCGCACAACGTCGCTGCGCCGCTGCCCAGTGTAGAGCAAGAGGCAGAAGGCTAGATGCGCGCGGGTTCCAGGCTGGTGATGCGCTAGGAACAGGTCAATGTGATCCTCTTCCCAAGTGGCGAAGCCTTCGGACTTGTTCTTGATCTTCCGGACGCCCTCGGTCGGATCGTCCCGGCGCCATTCCAGATCGATCGCGTGTTGCATCAAGAGATGCATCATCCGCAGAAGGTTGTTCGCCGCCGCCGGAGTCTCTGCCTTTGCGCCGATGATCTTTTGAACGTGTTGCCGTTCCATCTTCGCGACTCGATTGTCGCCATGGTCGGTCCGGAAACGTTCGATGATCCCGCGATAGGTTGTCTTTGTGGACTCGCCCAAGCCCTTCCATTCGGAAGTGCGGTAGAAGCTGGCAATCAGCGCATTTACTGATCCGGGGATGACCTTGGAACGGCCTGCGCTGATTTTCTCGCCTTGGGCTGCCTTTTCATAAGCAGCCATGAACTCAGGCGACCAGGGCAGCCCCGGAAGGGCTACGCGCGGGAAGCCCGGACGGCGGTAGTACCAGCGAATTTTTCCATGCCTGTCTTCGAAGCCTTGGCAATACTTGGGCGGCTTCCGAAGCTGTTTCGTCATTACACTTCATCCCATTCGTTAGGTTCGATCCGCTCGGCCACGGTTCCCGACAGGGCGTCAAGCGCCGCGTCCAGCTTGCGCAGATCGAAGAGGTTGCGGGCGTACATCTTGAGGGGCTGCGGGGCCTTCCCATCCTTCACCATCTTATCGAAGGTACTTGGGGCAACCCCGCAATAGGCAGCCGCTTCCACGCGCGACAGCATCCGCTTTACCGGCGGGTCTATGGCGCGTGGGGCGGTCATCAGATCGAGACCAGACGGACGGCCACGGTCGCAACGCCCGGCCCTGCAGCCTTCGCTACGGTCCCAAGGCGCGTGTTGCCGCTTGCGGTCTCGGTGACCAGATCGGCAGTCGAGTCCCAATAGACGGGTTCCCCAAGGCTCAGGGTTTGCGCCCCGACCTTCGGAAGTTCCCAGATGCCAGTGACGGCAACGTCAACCGGCTGCCCGGCGGTCGCCCCGCCAAGAGCAACGCCAACCAGGCTGCCCGCAATGACAACCGCGCCGCTGGAAACCAGTTCGGGCGCGGGGATAGTGATTTGGCTTCCCGCCTGTACGAAATTCGTGGCCATGTCAGACCCCTTTGCTTGTGAGTGGATAGATGATCGACTGCCGGGGGCGTGATGCCCCGGCAATCTCGGCTTCAACGGCAGCAAGGGCACGGGCCAATTCGGAGTCGCTCCGATACTGGACTTCCTCGCCGTTGCTATCGCGGACAGATCGGACGCCCGAATAGCGGGCATCCTTCAGCCGGTCGCGCCAGTCTTGAAGCTGGGCAAGCGTTGCCACGGCTTAGACCCCCGGATTCAGGTAAGCGCCGCGCCAGTCGGTTGCGCCCGCGCCGAAGTCCAGAACAACCCGGTATTCCATCCCCAGCACGTCCCAGCCTTCGCGCGATGCCATCTGCGGACCTTGGGCCGAAGACAGATAGGCGTATTCCATGCAGGGCAGCGCGGCGGGGTCGGCGAAGACGTACCAGCGATTGCCCGTGATCCGGGGTTCGACCAGCAGCGACAGCTTGCCCCCGAACGGGTTCACGTCATCCACCGTCGCGGCATAGATCGAAGTCAAGACCTGTTCCGCCGTGGTCTCCTGTTCCGGCCCGACAACCAGGTAACGCGGGGTCGCGTTGATCGGCGTCTTTCCGTCGAGACCTTTCATCCCGCGCATGGCCTTCCGGGCAAGACCCAGATTGGCCACGTTCAGGGCACCCGCCGTGCCAAGGTTGCCGTGGGCAGCGTCGAACAGGTTCTCCCCGTCTTCGCCCATGATCGGGTTGGAGAGCAGAAGCCCCACCAGGACGTTGGCTTCCGTCTCTGCCGCCATCCGACCAGTGGTCGCGCCCCAGTCCCGGAACGCCCCAAGGTCATCATTGATCAGGGCGTTCCGGCTGATCGAGAATTGCGTGGCGTAGGTTTTCAGGCTGTAGGACTCAACCGCTTCACCCCGAGTCGTGTGCTTGATCTCGCCCTGTTCGGTCAGTTCCTGCAGCGCCCCCACGTCGGACAGCTTCAGCTTGGACGCGGGCCGGAAGTCGGCAAGCGTGGTCTGCCGGGCAAGCATTCGGATCGGCGATTGCGCGACCTGATAGGCTTCCATCAGCATCCGGTTGCCGGTCGCGTTCAGCAGCGCAGGAAAGTCGGACGTGCCATGAATGGCAGCCCGGAACAGGGAGTCAGCATCCATGCCGCGAGTCGACTGGCCAGAGGCTTCCACCGCTGCCCGTGCCATGTCTCGCAAGGACTCGGCCATGAAAGGCCGGGCTTGATCAGTCGGCTTGGCCCCGGTCAGGCGCGAATGCAGGGCGTCTGCCCGATGCTGCATGGTCGCGGCGGGGTCTTCGTGCGACTGCCCCATCTTGATCTTGGGAAGCTTGGCGCTGCGCTCTTGCATGGCTTCGAAGGCTTCAGCACGGGCTTCCGTGATCGTCAGATCTCGGTCCACCATGTCGTCAGCCTGTTCCATCGTCATGCCAGCGGCGCGGCAGATCGAACGGATTTGCTTCCGGGTCTCAATCGTTTCGTCTTCGGTCTGGGTCTCAGTTGTCATGGTCTCTGCCTCTTGCTTGTTTCGAAACTTCGCCTTTGGGTCGGCTCCAATCGGAACCGCACTCACTTCCGAGATCGACCAGGCGACGGCCACTCGAATTCTGCCCTTGGTCTTTGGGTCTGTTTCATCGGCCCACTTGCTGACCCGGTAGCCGATCGAGACTCCGCGAACCGTGCCTTCAGCAATGCGGGCGACGATTGGGGCGGCGTCTGCCGCACCGGATAGCCGGATGCTGGCCACCAGCTTCCCGGCTTCCATGCGATGCCCGGTGACACTGCCGATCACGTCGCGGGCGGACTCGGTCCGATGCCCGTCCAGTAGAGGCGCACCTTCCAAGGCGGACACGTCCAGCCCGGCGGGGTCCAGCCGTTCAAGATACAGCCCTTTCCCGTCGCGGCGCACCACATCGGCGAAGGTCGAGATGACCGCTTCAATGGTCTGCGATTCAGCGTTCCAAGTGGAAGGCGCGAAGATCGCGGCGCGGGTCAGGTTTTGATCAATCGCGTTCATTGGTCGAGTCCTTTTGATCTTCCCAAGGCAATCGCGGCAGGGTGACAGGCTTCTCAGGCTGGCCTGCCAACTGAGACAACTGAGCCTTCAGGCGTTTCATCGTCTTATCCGGGGTCTTCATTTGCTGGCCCCCTCTCGGCTGCAATTTCGGCTTCCAAGTCTTCCAGAATCCAGCCGCGTTCGGCCACGGCCTTGCGACGGGAAGTCAGACCGGCTTCCAGTTCGGCCTTGGTCGCGCTGATATCCTTCAGCGGATCAACCTGTAGAGGCCGTGGCGGCAACCATTCCGCCTGCAGGTAGGCTTCCGGGTTTGATTCAAAATCCGGGGCGTCCAGATCACCGGAAAGGATTCCGTGCAGGATCACCGCCCGCCAAACCGGGGCTAGAAACTGCGGAACCAGGACAGTGTATTGAAGCGCCTCAACCCGTTGCCGGAACGGCAGCAAGCCCGCCCGCAAGCTGGAATAGTTCGCCCCAGTCAGATCGCCCGAAAGCATGTGATCCGGTAGCCCGAGACCCGCCGCCAGTTGGCGAAGGTTCAGCTTCAGGAACTCCCCGACTTGCTGGGCTTGCTGGGGGCTGTTGAACTTGATGTCAGTCCCGTTCGGAAGCCGGATCAAAGCGCCAGGCTCAAGACTGGGGGTTTCCCCGTCAAAGGGTTCCCCGGTCCCGTTCAGGTCGGTGATGAAGCCCGCGTGCATCGCCGCAACCTGCGCACCCTTCAGAAGGGCATCGCATAGCTTGTCAAAGTCGGACGCGGGCAGGATCACCGGGGCAAGCCATGAGACCCCGCGAAGTTGGCCGGGGGCCAGCGGCTTGAA